CCGTCGCAGAATCGTGTACCGATGAACATCACCTTTGACCGCAGAGGACTTAAGTCGGTCCAGAAAAAGATCGACCAGATTGCTGACCGATCCAAGGACTTGACTCCGGTGTGGCCTAAGGTCGGTTCATACATGGCCGCGTCTAACCGTCGTCAGTTCTCGTCGCATGGTGCGTATTACGGGACACCGTGGGCACCCTTGAAGCCGGAATACGCGTCGTGGAAAATCGGGCACTCGTCTAGTCGTAAGTTGCTTGTCCTGTCCGGTGGAATGCGGGCATCACTAGTATCTCGGCCAATGGACATCGAAACCTACAGCCCTAAGACTGCGACGTTCGGTACCAACCATTGGCTCTCTAGGTTCCATCACCCCGGTACCCACCGCAACGGCAAGCAAGCCAACCCGCCACGACCGTTGATGAAAAAGACTCCCAAGATGACGCACGATGTTGGGCAGATCGTTCGCGAGTACGTGTTGCATGGCAAAGCCGGTTCGATGATGGGGATGCTCTAATGGCTATCGTCAACATCAACGCTGCACTGCCAGTTGTCGCGTCGCTGCCTTCTCACCTTGTATGGAAGCCCCGTCCTGAACCACTGTTGCGTGGGGCCACTGCTGTTCGCTCTGCTGTAGTGGACTACTTGACGGCAACGGTTCCTGACGTAGTGAACCAAGCCAGAGATCAGTGGGGTTTGAACGAAAACCAGTTGCCCTACCCGGTGAAGTACGACGCGTACGAACCTTACGCCTTAGACCGTTGGCCATTGATCGGTGTCAACGTTGCCAGTGCTAGTGAATTCACTCGGTTCCAATATGTCCGGTATGCCAGTGGGCAGTACATGTCCCAGTACGCAGTGCGGGTATTCACGTGGGTACGCACTCCAATGGATGAAGACGATATCCCGATGGAACCGGGGTATTCAGAATCCATCCGACTACGCGATGATCTATCCGCGTGTGTGAGAGCAGCCCTGTTACGTAGCGGTTCATTAGGGCAACCAGACGCTATTCTGTTTGACGAAGCGTCGTTGAGTGAAAACTACAGCGAGGCAACCGGAGTCAAAGGTTCGCGGTTCGTTGCCGGGGTCATTCATTCGTTTACCATCCGGTACGACGAGACTGTGCCCCTGCTAGGACTCGGTTACACCGATACAATCGAAGTCGTAGGCCAGTTGATAGACGAAAGTTAGAAACTATCAGTTAGTCTTGAGTCTGTTAGTTGGGAAAGGAACAGGTGCCCCACATGGCGAATGTTCGGGTATACAACCCGTCAAACACTCCCGTCGTTATCGATGATGGGCGAACCGTTGCCGGTTCAGACTGGCAAGTCATTCCTAGTTCCCCGCTAGTAGACGAGTTCATCAAAGCGCGACGGCTGATCCTAAAAGACAAACTGGTTCCCCAGAAAACAGAGCAGGCCAACGACCTGCCCAAGCCGGAACCAGAGCCGGAACCAGAGTCTGCGCCAGACAACGTTGACGTTGAACCGCCTACAGACGAGCCTTCAACCGCTACCATCAGTAAAGGTCGGCGGTCACGCAAACCGCCGTCTGATAAGGAGTAAAGCCGATGCCCGGTGTAAGCGTAACAACGACTACTCGTAGCGGCCCCACCGCGCCCAACACTCAGCCTTCGGGTCAGGTGTTCATGGTAGGCATGGCGGAACGTGGCCGTACTACTGGCCCTGTACTGCTGCGCGGCTTTGCCGATTACGAAGCAGAGTTCGGTGGACGTACGACCTACAGCCACCTCTATGACAACATCCAGACCTTCTTTGAAGAAGGCGGTTCGCAGGCATGGGTGACTCGTGTAGTCGGACCCAGCGCAACCACTGGAACTGTAGTCATCACTGACCGCCAGACTCCCGCAGAACCTTGCATTACCCTGAACGCAGCCAGCCCTGGTGCATGGTCATCTTCTCTGTCAGTTGTCATTGCTGATTCATCTAGCATCACCACTGCAACTGTGAAGTTGAGCGGGGTCACTGTAGAAACATTCTCCGGTGCTTCAGCCGCTGAACTAATCGGCGCTATGGGTGCATCCGCCTATCTCACCGTTGACGACGAAGGTTCTGATGGTGTTGCCCCGGCGAACAAGCCACTAGCGGGAACCTACACACTCTCTGCTGGTACTGATGACCGGTCCAACGTTCTGACCGCGCATTACACCACTGCCCTTGCGACATTCGATCTTTCTCTTGGTGACGGGGCGGTTGCGATCCCCGGCATTGGATCAACGGTCCACGCCACTCTGATCGATCACGCTGAAGCCAACCGCCGTATCGCTCTGTTGTCAGAAGGCGAGACTGCAAGCACTGCCACCCTTGCTGCTACTGCTGGCGGCTTGAACTCTGAATACGCTGGCTTGTTTGCCCCGTGGATTCAGATTGCTACCCCCACTGGTACCCGGTTCACTAGCCCAGAGGGTTATGTTGCTGGCGTTCGTAACCGGGCACACACTGAGGTTGGACCTTGGCGTGCACCGGCAGGCCAGATTGCAGTGTCCCGTTCAGTCATTGGCCTCAAGTACGATTACAGCCGCGCTACTGGCGACGGTCTGGACGCTAATAAGGTCAGCGCGATTCGCACGGTCAACAACACTGTGCGTCTGTACGGGTGGAGGTCACTGTCTAACGACACGGCCAACTACTCGCTATTGGTCGGGCGTGAAGTTCTGAACCGCGTGGTTACAGAATCTGAATCCCGGCTAGAGGAGTACATCTTCGAACCCATTGATGGGCGTGGACAACTGTTGTCCTCCGTCAACGGAACACTTGTTGGTATTCTTGAACCAATGCGCGCTGCTGGTGGTTTGTACGAACTACTCAACGCCAACGGCGATGTTGTTGACAATGGTTACAAGGTAGACACTGGTTCGTCGGTCAACTCGCTCACTAACCTTGCGAACAACGAAGTGCGTGCACGAGTTTCGCTCCGTGTGTCACCATCGGCGGCACTTATCAGTGTGACCATCACCAAGGTCGGACTACTTTCCAACCTCTAAGGAAGAAGGGGTAAGCGACAATGGCTTACATCTCGCAGCGTCAGTTTACGGTGTCGATTAACAACATCGCTGGTTACTTTATGACCAAAGGTGGTGGCGATCTGGCCGCTGACTCCAACAAGATTTATCCCGGTGGTAGCAAGACCCCGGTGATCATCACTGGTGTTTCAGAGGTAGACAACATCACTGTTGGCCGCGCTTTCGAAGCCGTTCGTGATCGCCCCATCCTCAAGACCTTGCGTCCCCTAGTTGGCTCGTTCACCACCACGATCAAGGTCGTGGATACGGACGCTGACTTCAACGCAACGGGTGGCAGCACTATCACCTACAGCAACGCGGTACTCGTGGGTATCACGGAACCTGAATACGATTCGGCTTCCGGCGATCCGGCGATGCTTGAACTAGAGTTCGCAATCCCATCGGTTGCATCTTCCTGATCCTAGTTCGGCAAACCAACGTCGTACCAACATAATCTTGAGCCTGTAAATCAGCAGGCTTAATCGGTGTACCCGAAAACCATCAAGGAGAATAACCAGTGACCGATTTCAACATGGTCCCCGACGACGAAGATGTAGAACTCCTAGTCGATAAAGACGACAACCCTGTAGAGAGCACGATTCTTGATTCGCTGAAGAATGAACTGAAGCGGGTCGTCAAGAACGAGCCATTGACTCTTGCGGTTCCTAGTCGTCCCGGCATGTCACTTGTATTCGACACCAACGTAGAGGCTGCCCAACTACAGCACTGGCGCAAGGCGTGCAACGACAAGTCAATGCCAGACAAGTTCGATGGGTTGAAGTTCTCCGCGATCATCATTGCGAACCAAGCGACACAGGTTCTCTACAAGAACGAAATCGCTATCGACAAGGACGGCAAAGACCTCAACTTCCGCAACCCCAATTTCACTGCCATGTTGGGCAACGACAGGGCATCTGCCGCAGTGCGTAAGTTGTACGGAGTCGATGGGCACATCTTCATCGCGGCCAACCAAATTCTAAGTGCAGCCGGGTACGATGATGGA